TATCGGGTTCGAGGATGGATATCTTATCCAACTCTTCATAGAAGTGAAGATTTGGAATAAGATGCTCGTAAGAGGGAAAGACCTCTTCGAGCCGCCGGGTCCAGGTATCCTGACGATACTTACCGTTTCCGGTAAGCCCATCGGCAGTCTTTCCTGGGCCATGTTTCGGAAGAACTTGTCCATAATAGACATCTCTGTCCATTTGGGTGAAGACCTCCGAAAACAGCAGACTAGACATACGACGGAAATCACTGAAATCTTTCTCAGTGAAATCCATGTCAGTCTGGCGAACATCCTGCTCACACTCGATGTACTTCTGCATAGCCTTGCGCTCCCTGTAGGGGGTACAAGGAAGCTCAAGCTTGCCAAACATCAACGTAAGTTGACGAATGGCAATTATTGACTCTATGCATGGTTCATCGAGCAACGCACCACTAGTCCGGTCGAAAACACGGGAGAAGAAACCTCCTAGAAATAGGGGGAGACTTCCTCTTCCACGATTAAAGGAAGAGTTGATCCCGACCTGACCTTGATCCAACCATTTCTGGAAGGATTTACCAAGATCAGGTAAGGTTATCGTTAAAAACGATAACCCCTCATTTTCGACTCGCCTATTGACAGTATTAATGTCAATAGTGGCGCTAGTGTGGCAATAGCTAGCCGATTCCTCAGCTAGCTGGGACCAGAGTGACATCAGGCTTTTCATCAGCCCTCCTATATTAGGGGGATACTGAATCCATAGCCTATGGAACTCACGGACCTAGTTTGGGTAAAACCATAAAGGTTTTACTTGCGTAAGATTCTCCCTCCACTCCGTTACGATTTTATCGCTAACGTGAAGGGATAGGAGTTGCATGAGCTCTGCAGTAGATAGACCTGGAAAAATGGATTTTATCCATTCCTCAGCATCTATTACGGAGACATCCGAACCTAAATAGGCAAAAATCAGCATGCGACAAAAGTCGCGCACCGACATGCCGTTGGGCTCGGGTCTCTTCTTGGAACTCATACAGCTCTTGCTCCTTCCAAATGGAGGAAGAAAATTACAGAACTAGGTATCACCGAGTGAATATCTCTTTCGAGATAAACGCCATCTGTGAAACCAGATGAATCCCAATGGGATCCCTCTAGAATAACAGATCAATGACCCTTCTGGACGCGGCGAAAGTAACACATATAAAGACCAGCGTTTTATAGCTGATTCTAATATGAACGTTAATCTCACTGTCGTCCTTCGGGTCAAAATGGCTACCAGAAGGCACAATAACGGAATCAATAACATCGCGTATAGTAGACTTACGTCTACTTTTAGCAATGAACGGTTCCGGTACGTCCTTCTGATCCCCGCTACGACTCCCCACCAAGAAGCTTGGTGATGAGCGCATCCGAAGTGGCTGTGAACTGGGTTTTAAAGCCCGTGTAAACAGCCAGAGCCTCAGCCGTTGTATAGCCAGCGGGCGGGAGGTCAAACACGACATAACATGCCATGTTAACCTTCACGTTTTCCGCGGCCTTAAACGGATCTGAGGTCAGCTTCGAGTGATCGATCCGAAGAAGCCTACGCGCCCTGCCCTGTTTAACGAGGGCATGGTTTGCAGACAGCTTCACAAGTCCGTCACCAGAAGTATAGGCCGACTCACTACCTGACGAGAAAGTTCTCGGCAGGGAGATTGTCGTCCCACTAATGGTAACAGACTGAGGATCGGCGAAAGCCATAGGCATCACTCCTAGGGCCCAGGTCTTGGGCCCCATTGGCGTTTGGTACAACACAGTACATCTATCGTTTACCTTTGCTTAATGCAAGGGCAGCGACAATGGCTGTCTGAGCCTTGTTCAAAGTGCTCAGATCATAACCGAACCCAAAGGGTGTAGCCTTCCTTCTTAACTTCCTTTCGGAAGTTAACACTATAGAAGGAGGACTATCATAAATGGTGACTCCAGACGCAAGTCCGAGGTCACCGACATAGGTATAGACATCACGAACAGTTGAATGTTCCATGATGTATCCATACCTAAGCACAAGACCATACTGGCTTTGAGCAACAGCGTTATGTATAATATCGCCGGCGCTCGAAAACCAATCTACGGCCCAACTCCACGGTGCAATTGACCATACCGTCTCTGGTGTAAGGTCAAGGCCTAAAATCGACCTTGCCTTGGTAAGCGTACTTCCATATGTATCCGACAAGAAATTGTCGGGCAGATGGTAAGTAAACATACCACTAAACCATCGACGGATGATAGTCTCACGACTACGAATCACTTGCCCCGTATGACCAACGACGGGATTACCTCCGTTGTACAGTAGTTGAAGGGCCACATGACTGGGGCCCCCAACAAATTGCTGTGTAGCAACGGTAGTAAAGTCCCGCGATTCTACAGGTGAAAACGACATTCTCCGGCGGACGCCCAAACCATTATCTCTGATAAGCTGACTTACTAGCGTATCAAAGTGAACGATACCCTCAGCAAAGCTGAAGATATCATTGGCCAAAGGCTTCCACCCGAACTCGGAGTTAAGATATTCCTTTCCGGCTGTCTGAGCCCGGATAGTTCTATCTTTCCATAACTGGTGGCCTACCAAGTGAGGCAGGCCATCCCGATATGCTTCGAGTAGTGCGGTAGCAATTCCCGCAACTGAATTCGTTGGAGCAGACTGAGCTATAGCTTTAGTTCCCCAGTAATTTAGTTCGATATCACTTGAACTAGCATACGGAGGGAACGACCAGCTACGGCTTCCAGGAATGAAAAGAGGCCCTCGATAAGAGAGCTGACTTTCACGCCCGGAACCTCCAAACCAGAGGTCACCGTCTTGCCATGGCAAAGAAAATGAGACGTTTCGCGGCTTAGCCGCTAACGCCCATCTCTTCGACATGGTGAAATTGCCCCCCTGATCTCCTGTGAACGTAAAGTTCTTACGTCCACGATGGACATCATGGTTCTCGGACTCCGTTTCTTGAGTCCCCTGTAGATTACTCCAATAAAGCGAATCGCTCCAGGCCCTCCAAGGGTCCGGGGTTCCACTGACAATTGACTTGTCAGCAGTTCTCCGTACCTTCAGAAAGCCTGAAGCTTTAGTGGGTGCAGCGAAAGCTACATCCCTACGCTTCTTGGTAGACATTGGTCTAGGAGTTCCTTTCGGTCCTAGATGTAAACATACATCTAAACATCCATCCAACAATGGCCCTCTCCGGGAAGGAGAGAACCACCATAGGATGGAGAATGTACTGCACTGCGCCGGGGCCCCTCAC